GCAAGCGTGGTCATGGCCCCGCTCCATCCGCCGAACGCCGCCGATACCGCCCCGCCGACCAGCCCCAGCAGAATACAGATTTTTTCTTTCATGTCAGATCGATCCTTTCTTTTTTTTGCTTCTTCCCACCCCGCCGGGTAGCTCTCCGGGGTATATGCGTTGTTGTCCTGGGTGCTGGTATAGACCTTCCCGTCGGTCCAGATCATGCACTCCCCGGCCTGATACAGTCCCCGGCTCCCGCTGGGGGCCTGATAGGGCTTGGCCTTGGCGGGATCCTTGGTGTGGCAGATGTCAAAGAGCGATGCCGCGTCCCGGGGGTTCCAATCCGCCTGCTCCGTGCTGTCGTGGGCCAGCCAGACCTTGTATACCTGCCCCTCATACTGCACCGGCGCGCCCACGGTCTGATACGGTCCCTGCCGCCAGGCGGGGATCTTGCTCTCCTCCGCGATGATGGCCGTCCCGTCCAGCTGCTCCGCAAGGACCCGCGTCCGGAAGGCCTGTGCGTCTGCCGCCCCCTGGGCCTCCATGGCCCGCAGAGCCGTCTGCTTGTCAAACTGCGTCAATGCTGTCCACTCCTTCCGTATATGCGGCGCTCAGGTCGCTCTGCAGCCCCTCCAGCTCCTCCGAGATAGCCTGGTATTTGGTCTTCTCCTCCGTGGTGAGGGCTTCCAGCACCACCTGCTCCCCAGCTTCGTTCCGGGTCCAAACGCCCCGCTCCGGGATCCAGAGATCCCCCATGGTGAGTCCATACCCTGCCGCGTCCTCCAGCCGGGCGTTCAGCGCCGCTTCCAGCTCCGCCTGCTGCCCTTCGGCGGCCACGATCAGGTTGGTCACCAGATCGTCCACGATCACTGCAAATCGCATTTTTCATCCTCCTCGTCAGTTATAAATGCTCTGGTCCAGCGGGATGCGGATATAGATGATGCCCTGGTAGCCGGAGCCGCCGGAGCCGACGGTTTCCTTTCCAGCCTTGGAAATATAGTACGATCCCCCCCCTCCGCCGGATCCGTAAAACGATCCGTCTGTTCCATTCCCTCCACTAAGGCCGCCCTGTCCTCCGCCTTTTGTTCCGCCAGCTCCAGAATAATCGCTTGTATCGCTGTCCGAACCGTTGGTGCCTCCATTCGCGCCCGGCGCAGTCCTTTTCTCCTCCATATCTCGGAACTGCCCGCCGCCGCCACCTGCGGAATGCGGCTCATTCATCCCAGCAACAGCAGTTCCGGTATCTCTCAATACCGCTCCCGCCTGGTCAGAAAATGGGTATTTACTGATTCCGTCTCCTTTCCCCGGAATATTATTGCTGCCGTTACCGCCACGCCCGCCGCCAGTTCCGCCATCAGGACCCGCCGTCTGCCCGTCTGTTTGGATCTCCCCAAACGCAGACTGTCCGCCTTGCCCGTCGCGGCCGCCGCCGCTTCCGATCAGCGCCGCAACAGCAGCACCTGCCGCAATAGAGACCGCCGAAGAAAACTTAGCTTTTCCTCCAGCACCTCCAGCGCTATTTGGCGGTCCGCTGTAGCTTACTCCGACGATTCCGGCGTTTCCACCTCCGCACATCCACACATCCGCCTTTCGGCTCTTGCTCAGGGTCAGCGTGCCGGAGGTGGTGAGGGTCAGCAGGCGGTAGGCCACATTGGACATGAGCACGATCTGGTCGGTCATGGTCCCGGTGTAGGTGATGATATCATCCTCCACGGAATCCGCCTCCGCCGCAAGGCCGATATCGCTCGCCATCCTCTTGCCCCCGCAGGAAAGGGTCTTGCTGCCGATGATCAGGTCGGAGCGCATATATTTCCCGCCGCAGCTCAGCGTCTTGCTCTCCCCGGCCCCCAGCGTAGCAATGGTGCTGCCGTGATACTGCACCGTCACCGGCGCGGTCTCCTCCCCTTCGGAGATCACCGCCCCGTTGTAGGTGATCGTTACCTTCCCCATCAGCTCACGCTCCCATCGTAGGTGGGGAGCGCCGCCAGCACATCCTGCACCATGGCGCTCTTGTCTGCCGCCGTCCAGTAGTCCGTCCCCTTCACCGGGGTATGGCCCGCCGGGCCGGTGGCTCCCGTGTCGCCGGTGGCTCCCGTGTCGCCCTTCTCGCCGGCAGGGCCTTGCGGGCCGGTCTCGCCCGTGGCTCCCTTTTCTCCCGCAGGTCCCTGGGGTCCCGTGGCTCCCGTGGCTCCGGTCGCGCCCTTCTCCCCGGTTTCGCCCTTGTCGCCCTTCTCGCCTTTGTCGCCCTTGTCGCCCTTTGCGCCTGCCGCGCCCCGGGCGGGCTTGCCCGTGTCCGTGGTCCCCAGATACCAGTTTCCGTTTTCCCCGATGGTGGGGGTGATGCCGTTGGAGCCGTCCGCGCCCTTGGGGCCGGTAGGCCCGGTGGGTCCCTGGGGGCCTTGCGCTCCGGTGTCACCCTTCGCGCCGGTGTCGCCCTTGGGGCCTGTGGCTCCTGTCGCGCCGGTCTCGCCCTTTTCTCCGGGGTCGCCCTTCGCTCCCGTCTCGCCCTTGTCGCCCTTCTCGCCCTTCAGGGCCGCCAGCTGGGCTGCGGTAAAGTCGGCGTAGGTAAAGGGATCGCCCTTGGGTCCCTGGGGTCCGGTGGCTCCCGTGGCCCCGGTCGCACCCTTTTCTCCGGGGTCGCCCTGATCTCCCTTGGGGCCTTGCGGGCCGGTGTCGCCTTTCGCCCCCTGGAGCGGGCCGTTGTTGACCCACTTTTTCCCCACGCCGTCATAGATATAGATGTCATAGGGTTCTCCCGCCCCAACGCCATAGGCGTCTCCCGCCGTGGGGTTCGTCACCGCCGCGCTCAGCGCCGCCGCCGTGGCATAATAGCCCTTCACCACGAAGCCTGCGCCCGTATCGCCCTGCGGTCCCTGGGGGCCTGTGGGGCCGGCGGGGCCGCGCTCTCCCTGCGGGCCTGTGGGTCCCTGGGGTCCGGTGGCCCCGGTGTCGCCCTTGGGGCCGGTGGCTCCTGTCGCGCCGGTGTCGCCCTTCTCCCCGGGATCGCCCTTGTCGCCGGTGGCTCCCTTGGGGCCGGTGTCGCCTTTGGGTCCCTGGGGTCCCGTGGCTCCCGTGGCCCCAGTATCGCCCTTTTCGCCCTGCGGCCCCTGAATGCCCTGCGGCCCCGCCGGGCCGGTCTCGCCGGTGGCTCCGGTTTCGCCCTTGTCTCCCTTGTCTCCGGTCTCGCCCTTGGGGCCGGCAGGCCCCTGGGGACCTGTAAGCCCCTGGGGACCTTGCGCTCCGGTGTCTCCCTTGTCTCCGGTCTCGCCCTTTTCGCCGGGATCGCCCTTCGCTCCGGTCTCGCCCTTCTCGCCCTGCGCCCCAGTCTCGCCCTTGTCGCCCTTCTCGCCCTTCAGGGCTGCCAGCTGGGCGGCGGTAAAGTCAGCATAGGTAAAGGGATCGCCCTTGGGGCCGGTCTCGCCCGCGGCTCCGGTCTCTCCCGTCTCCCCCTTCGGTCCCTGCAGGGCGGCCAGCTGGGCGGCGGTAAAGTCTGCATAGGTAAAGGCCGCGCCGGTCTCGCCCTTTGGCCCCACCAGGCTTGCAAGCCATTCCTCCTCCGTGCCCTGATATCCGTGCTTCAGCGCAATGCCATAGGCAGTGAGATAATATCCCCGCCAGGGCATCAGCCCCCGCTCCGCCTCCCCGTTGTCATACCACGGCTGGTGCGTATCCGCCGGGCGGTAGCTCCGGGCGAACCAGCGGATATATTCCCCGAAGAAGCTGTTGAAGACCTGCATGGTGTTCTGATATTTGCTGTATTCGCCGTTGGCAAAGTCGATCATGGCCGTCAGGTATGCCCAGTAGATCTTATCGTGGGGCGGCTGCACCAGCAGCGTCTTGTTCTGATCCGCGTCATAGCTGTAAGCAAGGATCTCCTCGCTGGCCCGCAGCAGCACCTCCGTCTGCACCAGCCCCTCGCATTCGTTGATCCACTGGGTCTTTGCCGCGTTGGAAAAGGCATTGGGCTTGATCTCGTCCACATAGTCGATCACGCTTTTCAGCGTTGCCATGGTTCGTTCTCCTTTCCTGTGTATGAAAACCGGGACGGCAGCCTGCGCCGCCGCCCCGATCCGCTCTGTCAGCCGCCGATCTTCGCGACCAGGGCGTTATACTTGGCCTTCAGATCGTTGACCAGCGTGACGACGGCGTCAAACTCCGCCTTCGTAGGCGCAGCGCCCGCCGCCGCGGCAGCATCCGCCGTTGTGATCTTGGAGCCAGACTGCTTTACGCCGCCCAGCTTCAGCTCGCCGGTCACCTCCAGATCTGTAAATCTCGTATAGTTCCCCATAGGCCCTCCGTCACGCGGTGATGAGCTGCGTCCCGCCGGTCACGCCGCCCACGGCGAAGCCCCGCCAGTCGTTGAAGCCGGCGGTAAACCGGGCATAGCCCTTCCACACGTTGGCGTCGTTGCCGCTAAGCTCGCTCCGGACCTCCAGCGCCACGCGGTCCAGCCAGAGGGCGCAGCCGTATTCGTCGTTGTACCGCTTGTCCAGCAGGATCCAGGGGGCCGTGCCCGCCGCGATAAACTGGTTCAGGTAAGGCCACACGATCACATTCCAGCGGCCGAAATTGTAGTTGAAGCCGTTGTTGGCCGTGTTGGGGTCCTTGTCCGCGCCGATGGCCGCAAACACATCCCGCTTCAGCTTATAGTCGTTGGGGATCAGGATGGTGGACGGGGCCACGTCCAGCACCTCGTCATTGTCGCCGCGGAAATCCTGCATCGCAGATTCCATCGCCCCCAGCGCGTCGCCGCTGAAGGCGTCGGAAAACAGGTTGGACTGCTTTGCCTTGCCCAGCTTGCTGGGATGGTCGGCGGCAAACAGAGCCTTTCCGTCTGCGCCTTTGGTGTCAAAGGTCTTGCCCAGGAAGACCGTCTCCGTCTTCTTCTGGATCGCCGCGCCAAAGATCGCCGCGCCAAACTTTTCCCTGGTGCGGTAGTAGCTGGTGGCAAAGCCCGCGGGCTGCTTCTTCAGCTCCATCAGCTTGCCGTCCTCCACGATCTCCCGGGAAAGAGAAAAGCTGTTCTTCCAGGTCATGTGCTCCAGAAACTTGCTGTAGCCCTCCTGCATGCCGTCTACGGGGTATTCCCCGTTCTCGCCCACCGGCTGGAAGCCGTCCATGGCCGTCATGGTGGAAAACTTCTCGCCCCAGTGGGTGGAGGTGCCCATGTTGAACAGCTCCGGCAGCATGCTGGCCTGCTCAAAGGCCTCGCCCCGCTTTTCCAGAAACAGCTTGATCGGCTCCTGGCTCTTGCCGAAGATGCTGTTCTGAAGGCCGGAGCCTTCGGTAAAGGTGATATTCGCCATTGTTCACTGTACTCCTTTCGTCGTTTTAGAAGCGCACGCGGCACATGCTGCCGCTGGCGGTGCCGTCCATGTAGACGATCTCCGCCACGCCGTTTGTGGTGGTGGCCGTGACCTGCAGGCCGTCGGTGTGCAGCGTGACCTTGCTGCCCAGCTTAACGCTGGTGGCCGCCGCCGCAAAGGTGGTCTCCAGGATCATGTCCTTGCCCACGCGGATCACGGGGATGATCTCCCCTGCCGTGCAGGCGCTGTCCTTCTCACACATGGAAATGTAGGTGGGCGCGTTGGCTCCCGTGGCCAGCGCCAGCTGGCCGTTGGTCTGCACCAGCGCCATGCCCACCTTGGGGGTGATGGCGCTCGCGGGCAGGTATTCAATGCCCGGCACGCGGCCGCCATCCATGGAATGGATCTTAAAGCTCATGCTGTTTTGTCTCTCCTCTCGTTTTGTCAGTCTTTCTTATGGCTGCGGTTGTAATGCGCCTGGATCTCCGCGTCCGTAGCGCCCGGGTTCAGCGCACGGTACATCGCCTTCACATCCTCCGGCACGCTTAAAGCGCCCGTGCCCCGCTCCCTGGTCTGGCCCATGTGCCGCTTGCTCTGCACCGCGTTGATCGCCGCCTGTCTGGTGGCCGCCGCAGCGCCGCTGGTCAGCGCATCGATGTTTGCCAGCCGGTAAGCGTCCAGCAGCGTGTTCCCGCGCTTTACCAGCTCCAAAAACCGGGGGTAGGTCTCCATGGCCGTCAGATCCTTCAGTTCCCGGATGTTGGGATCCAGCTTGCCGATCTCCTTCAGCTCCTCCTCCGTCCGAAGCTTCGCCTGGGTCTCCATGGCCGCCCGCCGCGCCTGCTCGGCCGCCTTTTGGGCCGCCTTGGCCTGCTGCACCTCCGGCAGACCGTCGATGAACGCGCTGAACTCCGCGTCGCTCATCCCGCTCTTCTTCAAAAGGCTGGCCTTGCGCTCCGCGTCGTAGCGCTGCCGGTATTCGTCATATTCCGCCTTCGATGTGATGGGCTGCTTTGTGTAGGGGTTCACCAGTCCGCTGTTTCGAAACGCCTCGTCGATGGTGCGTCTCGCTTCCTCCTGCGCGTCTGTGCGCGCCTTCTCCACGGCGGCATCCCGCTCCGCCTCCGCCTTGCGGCGTGCCGCGGCAAAGGCTGCGTTCTGCTCCGGGGTCTGCCGGCCCCGTCGTTCCTCCCCGTCCTCCGCGGCTTCCGGCGCTTCGGCAGGCTCCTGTGTCTCTTCTCCGGCAGGTTCGGCGGCCTCCTGCGCTTCTGCGCCTTGCGCCTGTGTGGTCTCCTCCTGGGCAGGTTCGGCGGTCTCCTGCTCGTTTCCGCCTGCATCGATGCCAAACAGCGCGCCGTAGTCGATCTCCATTGTCTTGCTCCTCTCTGGATTTTTACGCTTTTCCTGCGATATGCTGTCGATATGCTGTGCTTACTTGTTCTTACCGCTTCTCAGGTCGGTCCCGGTCTTAACGGTGCTCTTGCCCTTCCGGCTGTCGCCGCCGAAGGGTGCCTTCACAACCTGTGCGCCGGTGTTCTTGATGCTGCCGGCATAGGTCGGTCTCTTCTCTGCCATTGCGTTTCCCTCCTTTCCGTGTTTATCTCAGAAGGGGCTTCTGCCCCATGCTCTGTCCGGTCCCCTGCGCCTGCGGCGCGGCAGGCTGGCCCCCGCCCGTCTGCTGCAGCTGGGCGCTCAGCTGCTTCTGCAGCTGCTGCCTGCGCAGCTCCTCCTCCAGATATGCCCGCGTTTCTCCCGCTCCCGGATAGTGCAGCAGCTCCATCTTCGTCCAGAAGAGGATCAGGGTCTGAAGCTGCGACGGATCGCCGAAGGCCCCCGTCTGCAGGTTCATGCGGGTCTCCTGCCACATGGCCTCCCGGTTGCTGGCCAGCGGGGCGGAGGTATCGCAGCTGAACAGGAACTGATCGTTCCAGCACCATTCCCCCGCCGCGTCCTGCTCCAAAAAGTCGTATCGGTTGAAGGTATCGTACCGGGTGTTGCCGTGGATGTCGTTGGATACCACCGGCCGCGGCTCGTCCGTATAGGCCAGCTTGAACTTGAACATAGCTTCAAATAGCGCCGCGTACGCCGCATCCTTCATCACCCGCTTGCTCTCCAGCCGTCCGGCGCTCTGCGCCGCGGCAAACTCCTTTGCCTTGCCGGAGGTGGCCGTGGTATCCTTCCGGCCCTGGAAGCTGTCCGTGATGCCGATCACCTGCCGGGCCTCCTCATAGACCTGCGCCAGATAGGTCAGGTCCTGGCTGATGTTCCCCTGCAGATCGTAAACGCCGATCAGGCTGGTGTCCGCCGCCGTCCCCGGGCGGATGATCTTCATGTCCTCCGCGTCCGCCCGGATGCTGGCGCTGTCCGGCAGCGTGATATAGCTGCCGGATTTCAAAAGCTTGTCGATGATCTTGCTCTCGATCCGGTTGGTGGTGTTCTGCTGGTCCGCGATCTTGTCGATGTCGCTGTCGCCTAAGAACCGGCCGTAAACGCTCACATTCTTCTGCAGGATCACCGGGAAGATATCCGGCTTGTAAAAGGGCACCCGCACCGGCTCCTGGATGATCTCCATCACCGGCAGCCCCAGCGCGTCCGTCTCCGTCTCGGAAAGCTGCTCCCGGCGGAGCATACCGCCCACGGTGCTGCCGTCGCTGCGGGCCACGGCCACGGGGATCTCCTCAAAGTCCTCCGCCGTCTCCTCCCACCGGCTGCCGCCGCAGTAGGGGCAGCTTTTCCGCCCGCCCCGCAGCGGCCGGGGCCGCGTCTCTCCGGCAAGGCGCTCCGCCTCCGCCGCCGGATCTGCGCCCTGCCCGGAGAAAAAGTCCTCCGGCATCTCCGTCTCCGTCAGCAGCGGCTCCACCGCGCCGCATTTTACACACCGGCGCAGCCGCCGCGCCTGGTAATCCTCCAGGTCCTCCAGCTGCGTATCGTTCACCCAGCTGTAAAGCCCGATGCCGCCCTTGTCGTTGCGGTAAT